AAGGCTGAGAATCGACATAGGTACGATAAGCAACCGCCTTAAAAACAACAATGCCCTTTTCTTCATCATTAGATATTAACTCCGTTGTAATCGCGCCGTCCGAGTAAGTTTCATAGAATTTGTGGATGCGCGTATCTACATCTTCATAGTCATTCAAATTGAACATTTAGTTCCTGCTTTCCTTCTTTATAGTCGAGTTGTTCCTTAAAGCTCCATGTCGTGCCATCGTGCCACGTTTGGGCTTCTTTAGCGCAAGTAAAGCAGTAATGCCTGTCAATGATTTTGTTGTGAACAAATGACGTAATCGTCCACACCGCTTGCGTTTGACCACGCACATCACTTGTGCCCCATCTCATCTTGCAGTAATCGCACCATACGCCACGCTTACTAGGCGAAATCTTTGCCATAATCAGCCCAGTCCGTACCGAGCGCCATCTCACCTGCGAGCGCAGCATAGGAAACCAAGTCAATAAAACTGTCCCGGTTTGGAGTTTCAGCGAGCCTTGAGATTTTGACCAACGCCATGCAGATACACACGTCCAGCGGATCAATTGGTCGTCCGAAATAGCTACCCCATAGCTCCGAGATTCGCTTGATATTGATTGCGGGATGTCCGTATTCAAATCCACGTTCATCGATAATGTCGGCTGCACTAGTCAACAAGTCTTTCGCTTTGTACGACTTTGCCCCTTGTGTATCCTTTTGCCCATCCATTCTGATAGCCCCTTTGATAGATTGATATTATTCCTGCATAGATAATCCAAAACACAACAAATAAACCAAGACAAATCAAGGCTATTTGTTCAGCTGTAAAGTTATTCGACATCTGCGCTCACCCCGTGCACATCAAGAAAGTAAGCAGCCAACACTTCACGGCTCAGTCTGCCGCGCTGTTGGCTAATGCCGAGCTTGTCTTTAGCGTATTTCCGAATGAAAGACGCTCTTACATAATGTTTTCCGTCCGTGTAAGCACCGGACTTCCGATCGAATCGGATTATGCCCATTTCAAATCCCCTTTCAAATAGGATTTCAAATCCTATTTTGAAGGGTAAATGCCTATTTTGTCAACGACACGACCAAGTCAATTGCGTCAACGTGGTCATCAATTGAGCGCCTAATGGGATAAATGTCATCAACCAAAGCGCTTGCCTTCCACTATAAAGCTGCCGTCACGCTCAACAGGAATGGCAACAGGCTGAACACGCTTGCGATCTATGTAGATAATGCCAAAACCCTTTTGCCAGTTCATTGTGCCTTTAGTGTAATAAGCCTTAGTTTCATCCATTAAATGACCTACTTCAAAGCCTGTCAGGATACCCGTTAAAACGCCCCCTGAAGCCGTTGTAAAGCTCGAAATGCCCTGCCTGTGGGTATGACCACACACCACGCTCTTTCCATGCCTCTTAGCCGCTTCTAGGGCTGTTAAACCCCCTTGTGGCTTAGTGCTCTGCTCGTCCCCGTGAACCATAACCCAATCTTCGTGGAATTGGTAGGGCTTATGGTGATAGGTAATGCCTAGTTCATCTAGGCGTAGAAAGCGCTCAATGGTCAACTCAGGCAACCCGATAAGACCGGGTAGGCGCTTGCTTAGTGAGTTGTAGAGTCGGGCGCTGTGATTGCTTCGTGAGAGATGTTGAACTTGCAATTCGGATAAGACTTCGACAGTTCGGTCACGATCTCTACCAATACTTCCCGACCACTCATCCCTACCGGATGACCAGCGGCTAATTGTTTGGAAGTCGATTTCATCGCCCACGCATAGAACGCTGTTAGGCTTGTACTTTCGGATGAACTGTGCGACATTCTTTACGGCTTTCTTATCTTCAAAGGGAACTTGTAAATCGGAAATGACTACGATTCGCTTAATCTTCGTCCTCATCATCCTCGTATGGATCTAAATCCGGATTCGGGATTATCCAGTCAGGTAGGCGCATCTGCTCCTCTATGTACCAGCGCGCTCTATCTTCTCCATAACCTGCCCGCACAAGCGCTTCATAACATTCCACAATTTGAGCAGCCCAAATATCGATAGGCTTCAACGGATCAAAACCAGCTCTACGCGCAGCGCTTTCCTTGCGCTTACGCTTAGCGGCTAGTTCGCTTTTTGTGGGTTTTCTTGCGCTCATTAGTAAGCAATTCTAGAACCATGCGCTCTAATTTATCGATGCGCGACACGATATTTGAAGCTTCCAAAATGCCGGGTACTTCATGTCTGATAATGTAACGAAGTCCACCGACAATAAGTGCACAACAAGAAAGTATGGCTGCGACAAATGCAGCCCATTCTGCTGGACTCACTTCTTTTTAGGAGATGCGTAACCGAGTACGCACGCAGTCAACGCACCCAAAATTGAACGGGCTTCAAATGAAAAATCGTCAATTTGCCATGCAGCTAGGAATGCTGCTAGTGCGTAGATTGCGGGCTTAGCCGCCGATGATAGGGACTTTGAAGAACGAGTCATCGTTTTTGCCTTTCTTTGTAAAGGAAATATGCAGATGTTTGTCGTGCGGGTTAATGCCCCTGTATTTAACCCAACGCCATAAACTCTTTTTTGACGCAATCTTCTTGCTAAAGATTATGTATTTGATTCGTCTATCAGATTTGGCAGATAGTCGTAACTGATCCGCAAGATCGAAAGCTGCGGATTTGTCGGATGCGAGATCAGCGTCAATGTCAAGGGCATATACAATGCCTTCAGCATCAGGGTTATGGTCAGATTTAGGAGCGTGAGCCTTGTGCTGAGCAGATGCAGCCGTGCCATCGGAACGTCTATCTCTATCGGGGAATGTGTCATCCACTTGAGTTCTTAATTGGATGCCAGCTTTGCAAAGTTTCGGCATTATGATTTAGAAACTTATAGACCTAATGCTTGCAAATCGTCTTTTGCTAAACCAAGCGCTGCTAATTTTGCCAAAGCAGCTTCTCGTTTAACAATCGCTTCTTTTTCATCTTCAATGCGTTTTAATTTTTCGGCATAACGTTTTTGTTGATCCACGATTTCTTGTGGAGTCATTTCACGTTCAATGATTTCACCTGTGTCAGCGTTATGTATTTGAATTGTTGGCATTATTTTACTCCATAAAGAACGTATGTGCCGCCGTCAAATGAGCCAGCGTCTAATAATAAGTCAATTCGCGTAATAGCGTTAGTGCCTTGGTAACCGCATTCGCCCTTCCACATATAAGAATTTCCGCCACCACCCGCGACAACAGAATTCCAAAATTCAGCATTTTTGCGGATGCCACTTGTTGCATAGTCGTAGACATTTAATACTAAACTATTATTGTTATCTGCTGCTTTAGGCGATCCAGACGCAGTCACATAATAAGTTCCTGTTAGTTGACCTTCTGCGTATGATGCACCAGTTTCAACTTGTTGATAAACTTGCATATGAAAATTTGCAGTTGTGTCGTTGTTAAATCTAATTTGCAAATCTCCAGTATCATCATTGCTAGAGTAATCTCTAACAAAAAGCACTAAATTATTATATGAACCAGAAATGCTATCAATTGTGGTGGTTGAACCTGATAATGAGCCAGAAGCAATAGAAGTCATTCCACCACCGCTAGCGGCAGTTGCCCATTTGACTTTATATGGCGAAACTGTTGTGTCGGCTGTTAATATCTGGCCTGTTGTTCCAATTGGCAAATTATCAAAAGTGCCTGAACCTGTACCAACAATGATGTCTCCAGCAGCCGTAATTTCTGTAGCCATGGCATTTGTGATTGTTACTGTGCCAGATGTACCCCCGCCGCTGATTCCCGTACCAGCGGTAACCCCTGTAATATCGCCAGAGTTACCAATCGCAACCCAAGCAGAACCATCATAAACTTCCGTTGAATTGGTATCTTTTAAGTATGTAACCATTCCTTCAGACAAAACGCTTGCAAGAGCTGTGGTGCGAGCCGCAGCGTTCGCGAACACCATGACTGTCTGCTCTTGTAAATATGTGTTGACCTGAGCTGCCGTAAGCACGTCACCCGTGTTAAACAGCTTATATCCTGCACCTGCCATTATTGCTCCTTAGTAGCTCAGCACGTCCTCGCCTAGTATACCGCTAATCGTGCTATCTAACACGAAGCCGGCAAGCAAAGGCTCAGATGTGAATAGGGTTGTATTCCAACTTGATTTTGTAATGTCGTGGTGTATGCCATTGACTAGGCTCGGTTGGGTAATGCTGGTAGATCCCGGCATCGTCTTAGTCACAAGTACCCCGTCTAGCAATTCTATGTCTACCCCTGCCAACGGCTTGTTAGGGTTAACGTCATCGTAAAGGTTGAGCTGGATGCTATCGATACGAATCTCAGGATCTTTGCGTGTGGCTAGGATACCTTTTGCCTGATCAAGCGCTTCGGTGTTGGTCTGAACAAGGATGCCCTCACGCTTACCTGAATGTAAAAAGTAAGTGTCAATGGATGACTGGTCATAGACGTTCTGTGCCGTACCGCCTTCACGGGTAATAGTCACGTCATTTATTAGGTTTGTGTCATCAAACGCAACAACGGCATTTGTGTAAGAAATGTTTGAGCCTGTGTCGCTAAAGGTATAGGCGGCAGTTGCGGGAATGGTGATTAGATTGTTACGGCTGACAAAATCCACCTTGCCTTCAGCGTCTAGGAACAATCCGCCAAACTCGCTGTTTTCTACTGTTTGCAGGGCTTCTAAGGCGTTTCTAGGCGTTCCAGGATCTGCCTGAAGGGTAGAGTCACCCGTGTCCACATGGCGTAGGCTTAGCGGCCATTCTATGGCATCTAAAATGGCATCAACGCGAGCGCCTGAGAGTTGTCCAGCAGGTGCGCCCGTAACTGTGCTTATAGCTGAACCAGCAAGCAACTTGAACCCATCCACGCAGCGAAGCGTTACAGTAGACAAATCTTCATTGCCTTGTCTAAAGCCTGTGTCATATTTCTGAATAAAGCCTGAATAAAGATAATAATTAACACCCAAATAAGTAGCGTAGATAATAATTTGACGAAGCGGCACTAAATTTGGGTAATAAGCCCCTGCGCTATTCATTGGATTCCAGTCGCCGTTTTGATCGTACAAAACCACATCTGCCGTGCCAGCTTCAAACTTGGACGTGATGCGGTTACGTCCACGCCTGATAGCAACGCGGGTTACCAAATCCGTTATCTCAACAGGTAGCGTGCCTGAGCCTAAGCGGTTTGTGCCTAGTATGCCTTCGGTTGCTGAACCCAATATCAACGGGTTAGTTTCAAAAGCGGTATCGCTATCGAAGTCAACGAAAACACGGACTTGTGGTGCAGCCATTAAATCGCGATGCTATCTATGAGAACGTTCTGTCCACGCCGTTGCATTTCGTACTGCATATTTGTAATCGTTTCGGCTAGGTCGCCTTCGCTTATGACTGAGCCTTCAACTGTGACATTAACGTTAATTTGGCTCATCGCCTGTCGTTTGGTCAACTCATCTACAACAACACCTGTGCCGCCGGTATTGCTTAGCACGTCTTTATATTCATCTAGTTGTTCTTTAAGTTTTATGCCCAACGCTGTGCCTGCGCCTGCATCCACTCTTAGTTCTGTTAAATTCTTAATTTGATCGGTCAATGTGGCAGGATTTGTCATAACCGCTGCAACCAAAGAACCGCCGCCACCCACAGCAGCGCCACCAACAGCAGCACCACCATTGCCAGTAGGTTGCCCGCCTGAAGCTGAAGGCAAATTTCTAATTTTCGCAGCAATTGTGTCAAGGTCAGTCATGATCTTAGCCATGACGCTAATCCAATCTTCAAAAGGATTTTTTGCTTTTGGCAGATTGACAATCCCAAGATCTAACAATGCGACCTTAGCCTGTGCTTGCAACAGTCTGCCGATAACGTCTGTGACGCTATCTCCGGCTTTCATAATAACACCTAAATTGGCAAGCGCTGGAGCATTGATAGCCAATACCGCCCGGCTCGTCTTTTCCGCCGCATCTGCCATGTCATTGTTAATTGCCAATAACGCGACAAGGCGAAGGCGTTGTTCACCATCAATTTTCCCTTGTAAAGCTGCAACAATCTGTATGTTTTCCATGTCAAAGACTGTGCCAGCACGCTTAAGCATTTGCGCTTCTTTTTCTTTCTTTAAGCGCTCTTTCTCAGCCTTTGCAGCTAACGCGGCAGCCTTTTTGCGGTCTACCTCAATTTTTTTCTGCAATGCTTGTTGCTTGCGAAGATCTGCCAAAAATAGTCTATTGGACGCAGGATTGTTAGCCTGTCGGTTTTGTGCTGCCTGTGGATTGTCAAAACGATTGCGGATTTCCTCTAAACGGCGCGCTTCTTCTTCGTCTATGCGCAGACCAGTTGAAAGCAAAGCCCGTGTATATTCGATGCTTAGACCAGCGCGGCGGAAAACGTCACCGATTGCTGTGCCAAAATTAACCAGCTTTTGTAGCCCTGCGTCATAATCGCCGCTGCCTAAACTTTCCAAGAATAACAAAATTCCTTTGCCGATTTCTTCTTTTACGTCACCAAAAGCAATGCTTAAACGATCAATCTTGCCTGAATAAGTCTGTGCGTTTTGCTGTGCCGCACCTGAGAACTGAGCGCCTAAGGCTTCTACGGCTGCGGTGAAGCCCATTGCTTCTAGTTCTGCCGCTGTATAAGCAGTCTGCAACTTGCCCAACGATGCAAAGTTCCCATTGTATGCGCGACTTAATGCCGTTGTGACTGCACCTAAA